CGAGAAAGTCAAAATCGCTTTCGCTGACAGCGTTTGAACTTGTAATCGGATCAGGAACTTCCATTCCATTGTTGAACTCGTAGTATGCGTTGCCGAACCCCGCCATCCTCACGGCTTTCCAAACGATCAGCATTTGTTTTTTTGTTAGTTTCATTTTTACATCCTCCATGAATGAAAAAAGGCTCAACGACACAAGATGATTAACGTGAAAACGTGCCGCCAAGCCCGAAATTGGTTTTTGAATTATGTTAATCATCTTAAGAGTAAAGATAACCACCGACGAGTATACGTGTCAACAAAATTATTACAATAAAAAAAGCCGCATCAGGGAGAACGATACGGCTTCTACTAAAACGAATCTGAGTGAGATCAGGTTTGTTTGGAAGTCTAATTTAAGAAAGGATTGAAAGCCCTTACAATTAGTGAACTTAAAATGTTTAAGTTAGCCGAAAAACCACTTGGATCGTAGGCTATACCAAAACAGACCCGATTAAGTCCTTTTTTATGCTTATAGATTCAACCCAAATCAATTATTCCAATCTTTTCAATTACAACTACGAATAATCAGGGATGTGGCGTTAAAACGCCTGTCTGACCGCTTCAAACCGATTTGACCTAATTCTGAAAGATTTTAAGTGAAAAGGCTGTTTCACTTAAATAATTAAGGTTTGGACTTTCAATTAAAATTCCTCGATAACTGAAAGGGCTGTTGAATATACGTTACTTGCTACCTGTTGCGATGACCATTCTTCTTGCCCGAACCGTGCAAAAATGTAATCGCCGTTGGTTGTAGAACTTCCATCGGGTGTAAATACAAATGGGATATGACTGCCACCTGTCCGATTCCAAACCATGTTATAGAATGAATCGGTATCGGTCGCTGTAGATACATCGCTATTTATCAAATCGGTATCGGTCAGGTAGCTGAAGTTCATATTGAATTGAGTTCGTCCCCCGAACCTTAATGATGTAGAAGTCCCCGCACTCTTGAACGGTTGACCGCTTTGAGTAGATGAAGATTGATTTCCTTCAAGCCATTTCGCCTGACTGAATCTTCTCCCTGATGGTGTCTCCATTATATCATTCCCAAAACTGACAGACCTTGTAACTTGGAGATCAGGAGCGAGTGGCATATCAAAGTATTCACCAATTAAGATGCACCCAACTTTCAAGTCATAAGTAGAACTGAAAGTAGAATCACCCTCAAATTGGACAGCCACATATCTATTGGTGTCGGCTGTATCGAATGTAATAATTGAATCCCCATCAGTTGCGGGGGTGAATATATTAGATGAATCAGCGGCGTTCAGAACTGAAGCACTCGCTTCGGCAGTAGGATCGACAGAGGTTATAGCACTGGCACTCGTTCCCACCCTAAATTTTCCTTCAGCCGAATCCATGTTATGATTCAAGATCGCTACGAAGTTAGTAGATACAGAGGTTGCCTGTTTATCAATCGTGAAAAGAACATGATCGGCTCGGGTCGCCGCTGAATCTGAAGTTGAGAATACTACCTGATTAGCGGGGTTCATATCGAATAATTCTTCATCTACATAATCTGAATCGTGATTGAGAGAATCTGATGCGGCATGATAAACAGCGAACTCTGATGAAGCTACGCCTCTTGATACGAGCCAGTTAATTGTATCCACATAAAATCTTGGTGTCTGTATTCGTTGGTAAGTCATTTAGTCTGAAACCTCTGTGCAAAAGAACTCGCAACCGTTTGGTCTTTTACTTGTTTGTGTAATAATGAAAAAGTGATTACTGGAATCCATCGCTGTTCCATACAGTTTTATGCTCGAATCCCAATTTGAAAAATTGATAATATCCCCCACTTCCAGATGATTATACTTTGCGGAAGGGGCATCGAACATGATGACAACCTTCCTATCTTTCATTGTATCCTTGTAATAAGTAGCAAGATTTTGAGCAGTGGTGTCATCTTGAATTAGACCTGCATCATGCTCATATTCTAAAGTTTGATTGATCCCGTTTACGGTTGTCCCCTGAGAAGTTGAGTCGGTTGCTGTTTTTATCCCTACGTTTTCGGTCATTCCATAATTGAATTTGTAGTGAACTGTCACATCATTCCGAACAGCATTGGCAGAAGTGAGATTAATTGAGTCCAGTGTTATATCGTTATAGTCAACCTGTGCATCAGCCGAAGAATAGTCGGCGGGTTTTCTCAATGTTTTAATTTTGAATTTTCCATCCCCAGATAGAAAAACATAAGAGCCACATAGTCCACCTAATTTCTCTATCAATTCTTTCGATCCCAAGAATCTATTGTGACTGAAAGCGAATTTCACATCCCCCACCGAATCGTCAAATACGTCTGTGATTAATCCATCGGTAGAATTTCCAGAAGTATCAAAAGTGCTTATATCAATATCTGATCCATCCGTATTACTATCCAATCCAAGCCCTGCCCTTAAAATATCTTCAATGATATACACGGGGTTTGTGATGTAGTCTGTAGTTGCATAACCGGGATCAGCCGCAGTTCCATTTTCGTCGGTTCTGTTATTCCCATCAATGGTGTCAATCCAAGCCCCGTACTTTCTCCCAATTCCAGAAAAATAAACATAATCAATGTTGGCGGGTTGAGCCTGTTGATGAAAAGCCTGTACCTTTTTCATAACAGTGACCTGCTTGGATTTACCTTTTTCCCATAAGATTTTTGGGACAGAAGCCAAACGCATATCATCATATTCCTGAAGATATGTTTGGTTTGCACTGAATTGGATTTCCATTTCAATCTGCTTGATTGCACAGTTGCGGCTATTCCCCGAAATACTTGTCAGAAGATAAAATTGATACGTCCCTTCCAAATCCCATGAGTCTTTTTGTGTGGTCGAGAACATGGAACTCACATCAACCCGCTCATGTAAACTCCCCGCATTCCAAGTGAGACTTGCATTGGTGGAAGGGGATGCGGCATTTTGAACTCGGAAAACATCTTCAGCCGCAATAGTCGCATCACTAAAAGAAGCATAAGAAATGACAGCCCTGATATAGGTAATCTCTCCCAAATTTGGAATCTTGGGAATATCAAAAGAAACAGTCCCACTTGAATTGTTGGCGGTCAATGTCTCTGATGTGCTGAAGCTTTTATCTGTTATATTTCCACCGTTGTAAAGAATGGGGTAGTGATAAAATACTGCCCCCTTAGTAGAGATCGAGGGATCGGAAGTGCTGACGGCGGCATTACTCCCATAGAAAGTTCCAAACTCGCCTCCTCCTCCATGATAGTAAACATTGTCAGCATCAAGTGTGTGCATATCTTCAGTATCAGGTGTTGACACCATGTAATCGGTGGAATCATTCCATTTATTTGTGATAACAGCGGGGAACTTTGCTTCGGTGTAAACTCCTGTCATATAAGAATCAATCGTTCCCGCCCCTGTTCTTTCGTGGAAATATCCGTAAGTCATCGGAATGGGTTTACCGAGATTTTTCTCTGGGGCATTAGGATATGTTGAGGAATCTATAACTGTCTTGGGCAATTCTTTATGATAGTAAGTAGTAAAATCAAGAAGGGTCAGCATGATTTCGTTACGATTATATCCTATGTCCCCTGCTATCATTCCCGTTCCGATAAGATTCGCAGATGTGTCATAAGTCAAACCGTGAACGCATTGGAACAATTCCCATTTTCTGTTTCCGAAATTCTTGGATGATAATTGATCCGAAAACCTACCTCCCTGAAATGTGTTGTGAGTGTTCACCATCTTGACTGTTACATTAGAAATAGATGAAGAGAACTCAAAATAATCAATGCTTTGATTTGTGTTGCCCCAATCAGTCACAAGCCCGTAATAAATATCAGACCCGTCAACTCGGTGCGTATCACTTACGCCAACAAATGCTGATTCATCGTTGTAATAAAGTTTCAAGCACCAGAACGCCTGAGCATTTCTCAGCTTGAGTTTATTGACAAGGGTGGAGTTAAATGAAAGCACTAACCAAAAGACCTGACTCTGTTCATGGCGGGTACTAATGTATTCCTTACATAAGAATCTGAGATCAGCCCCCCGCTAATGTTGATGTTATTATTTACGGTTGGGGTCTGTCCAGAAAAACCTTTTAAGAAATAACCTAATCCACTTGTTACTCCTTCAGCCGCCCCGAATTGACCGCCAGTAATCATGTTCATTATTGCAAAGGTCGCCGCTTTAGCCATTAATTCTGCGGCAATAGCCTGTAAGGAAGAAACAACCGCCTCTCCTAAATCTTGACCATAGATAATAGCTTGAGCAAGATTTGAGGTGAACCGATCAGTCAGTGCCACAGCGGGAGCAAACTGTGCGGCGAGAGCGTTAGCGGCTTCCCCGCCAGTTTCACCCCATTCTGTAAGCTGTGCATTAACCTGAGCCAATTCATAGCCATAGGATTTAGTTTGCTCAACAGTTTCTTTGATCAACTCTGTGGGTACCACATCATCTGCCATTTCAAATAAATTGTTGAACTCTTCTTGCTCCTCTGCCGCTTGTGTAACCGCCCTCGCCATTTCCAAATACCTTGCCATGACACCATCAATCGAATCTTGGGCTTCCCTCCAAGCCGCTACTCCCTGTGCCCCTCCGAGGGCATTGTTTAGTTGATTTACATGAAGGGTAATACCAAATAATTCAGGTGCAATATTTTTCAAATGATCCCTCCATGACTCCTCTCCAATGAAATCTCTTGAGGCATTTGTGAGCTTAATTAAACCTCTTGTGAATTGCTCGACGAAAGGATTTGCCCTTTCTCCAAGTTCAAGGCTCAGTTGTTCAAAAGCCACTTTGAGTTCAGATGTGAGATCGGCAGTAGTCTCTTCTTCTGCTCCTAATGTTGCAACTTTCTTTTCAGCAGATTCCATAGTTGCAGTTAGAAACGCCTGTTTTTTCTGAGCATCGGTTAATCCATCAACGGAAGTGCCAATACTCTTCGCCATAGCTTTATACGCATCATCTGCCTTAACTATAATTCCAATGTTATCCAACATGAGGCGGGATTGCCTACCCATACCAGTTACAAGCGATTCAACCCCGTACCTCGTATCTTTCCCGAGTGCTTTAGCAAGGCGTTGAGCCGTGTCGAACATCGTTGCCATTTCATCGTCAGATTTTACGATGCCCAACAGGAGAGCGTTGTTTGCCAATTCTAATAACTCCATATCGCTCATTGTGTTATTAGTTGCTTTTCTCAATTTCTCAAGGGATTGAGCATTAAAACCTAATTGTTTGCCCATGTTCTGAAAAGCGGTTGTCATCACTTTAATTTTTGAAACCTTTTCTGCCGCTGTTGTAATAGCACCAAGCCCCCTAATCACACCCTTTGCCGCAAACAAAGCACCACCGACCTTGAGAGCAGTCTTTCCAAGTGAAACTAATCTTGAGTCGACAGTCTTAGTCTGCTGTGCCGCTTTTTCAGCACCCCGAGTTTTGAAAACAAGTTCGATATTCTTTTTAACCGCCACGTTTTTTCTCCATAAAATGTTTTTGTACCGCCATCAT